CAGGACATCGTGTACGAGAATACGTACAAAATGGTCATTGGTGACCCGAAACTTGGTGACAGCACTTCCGTGGGTCAAGTCCAGTTCATCGAGGGTAATTTGGCAGTCATGCCCGCTCATTTTCGTAGAACTATGCGCATGGAGGTGCCAGATGATGAAGATATCACTTTCATCCACCCGTTGCAGTCAAATTTCAACTTTAAACTAAAAGTGCGTACTTTCTTGTCATTCAATGGCATCGGTATTGAGAATGTGGATGTTGAATTTGTTGCGTTTGATGTTCGCACTTTGAAGAGTCATCGGTCCATCTTGCCTTTTATGCTCACTGAGGAGCGCATGCAGAGTTTTCTGCGTGCGAGCGCAGTGGGGGTACGCCTCGATGTGGCAGATCTGATTAAGCGGAAAGACATTGTGCATGTGACCAGAGTGGCACATCGCATTGATGTTGCTAGGTACATACCCTACACAGTTGTTTCGGGAAGGAAAGCCGAGATGGTTGTGGAGTACAAGGCCCAGACCAAGGAGGGCGATTGTGGAGCACCACTGTGCATCACCGAGAACCGTTATTACGGAGGTGCTTGCTATGTGGGTTTCCACATTGCCGGCACTGTGGGTGAAATGTTTCGGTATGGCTATGCCACGTATATTACGAAGGAGAACGCCATAGCTGCCATTCGGCAGTTGGGGACATATAGGGACGATTTCGTTGCAGACATGGCTAAACGCGGCATCGCCGTGGAACCCGTGTCGGCGGAGGAACAGTCTGGTATTGTCAAGACAGGTGGACTCATTGATGGGTCCTTCTTGTTGCTTGGTAAGGTGGACAAACCGCTGAGTATGGCAGGTAAGACTGCTTTAAAACCCTCGCCTATTCAAGAGGCCCAGGTGTTCGGGCCTTCTCCATCGCGCCCTGCTGTTCTGAGGCCTGCCCTTGGACCGGAGGGGGAGTATATTTCTCCCATGGTCAAGGGACTTCAGGCGTATCAGAGTGAGTTTGAATACCGTGAGATCCCTTTAATTGACGGCATTGTGGAGTTAGCCACTAAGAAACATCGTGAGAACACCATTTCAGAGCCGCGCTTTATTCTGACGCCAGAGGAGGCTGTGAATGGCATTGAGGGACTCAAGTTGAAGAAAGTGGCTAGGGACACATCTGCTGGATATCCATATCGGCTTTCCAACAGCGCCGGCAAGAAAGAGTTCTTTGGGACCGGCGAAGAGTATGACTTGGATAACGATGCGTGGAAAGAGCTTCGGACACGTGTTTTGCATGTCGTTGAGGAGGCTAAGGAGAATGTCCGATTGTCGCACCTTTTTACGGACTTCTTGAAGGATGAGCTCAGACCACACCACAAGGTGGACTCTTTGGCAACGCGTGTTATCAGTGGGGCACCACTGGATTACGTGATTGCCGTTAGGATGTATTTTGGTTGCTTTTTAGCTTCCATGTTCAAGTCCTATGTCGAGAGCGGTATGGCTCCAGGCATCAATCATTACACTGAGTGGCACCTTCTTGCCAGGAAATTAGAGCAGAAGGGTGAGAGAGTGTTTGGTGGAGACTTTTCCAGGTTTGATTCCAGCGAGCAGCCTTACATCCATTACAAGATTCTGGATTATATTAATTCCTGGTATCGGAAGGGGGACCATTGGAGTGAGGAAGATGATCGTGTTCGGTCGATTCTGTGGCTGGATTTGGTGCACTCGCGCCATCTGTCTGGTTTCTCTCACACCTTGCAGTACGTTGTTCAGTGGAACAAGTCACTGCCGAGTGGTCACCCCTTGACAACCCCAGTGAATTCCCTTTATTCGTTGATTACCTTAACTGCTTGTTACGTGCAGGCTACTGGTGATCTTACGAATATGTGGGAAAAAGTGTACATTTGCACTTTCGGTGACGACAATGTGTCATCCGTGAGTGAGACAGTGAGCGAAGTCTTCAATCAGGTCACTGTCTCAAGAATGATGGACACTACATTTGGGTTGACATACACTTCTGACAAGAAGGGCGCCGAGTTGGACCCTTATGAGCCTATTGAGGACGTGACGTTTCTCAAACGCTCTTTTAAGAGGGACTTATCCTGGAAGGGTGGCTGGGTGGCCCCCTTGGCAAAGGACAGTTTCTTGTACATTCCTTATTGGTTCCGTAATTCTAGGGATCCTGTTGGGGATATGTTACGCAATTCTGAGTTAATGTTAGGGGAACTCAGTTTGCATGACCAGGCTTTGTCGGAGCAGTACTCTCCTGAGATAGCGGACTTCTTCCAATTTAATGACCTTGAGCTGCCCTATAACACGAGGGCCTCAGCCCGCGACGTTATGAGCACGAGGTCTGATGTTTGGTTTTAGGTTATATACGGATCTGAGCATGTAAATAATTAAAGAGGTCGGCATGCTTAGGTTGACGGAACCACCCTAGCTCACTACTCATGTGTGAGAGCAACCTTTTAACTGTGAGATGATTGGGAGGTCACTCACCTTATAAATTCTCCTGCTAAGAATGATAATATAAATGAAACTGTTTGTGCCGAGATAGAGGGTTTGTCGAACCCTGGCATGACAGAGACGCAAGGCGTCACTGATTTCGACAACGAGGCAGGTATTTGCACAGTGGCCCCCTATGAGGAGGTTTCTACCTCGTTCATTCCACTGTACCTGAGTATCAAGACCTCAAGGAGTATTTTGCGAGACCTAGGGCGATTGTCACGGGGGTTGCTGCCAACACCCGCGGGCCCAGGTGGAGCCAAGCCATCACACCCAATACCTTGTTTAACCCGAGTTCAACCGCATCTTGGTTTCCAGATGGTGCTACTAGACTTCAGGGAGTTGCGGGCGTTAGATTTACCATGAAGTTTACTCTGACCGTTGCGGCTAACCCATTTCACCAGGGTGTTATGGCATTGGCATTTCAGTATGCCAAGGGTTCTTCAAGTTTTTTGTTTGACAGGACCACTATTGCGTCAGCCACAACGCAGTTGCCCCATGCGAGATTGAATTTTGCTGAGAACACTATGGTTACACTAGACGTGCCATTTTTGTATCAGTTTGATTACTTCCCCTTGGATGAGCGATCCTTGTTGTATCCACCGATTGGCAAGGTTGTGGTTACGCAGCTGATGCAGAGTCCCACTTTGACTACGTCGGGTCCTGCCACTTGGAAACTCTTCGTTAGCTTGCATGATTTAGAGCTTATTGGGAGCCTACCTCGTGTTAGGAACACTGTGGTACCACAATCTGGCCTGACGAGAACAGCTCGTGCCGTCACTAATGGAGTTAACACCATTTTAGAGGAAGCCAAGGCTACCGGCGCAATTAGTAAGTTTGCTAACGCCGGGTCGAAAGCTGTCGCTACCTTATCGACCGCAGTGCCGAGTTTGGCCGCCATAGGTGGACCTACAGCTTGGTTTCTGCGTACTGTTGGGAAGGTTGCGTCAGCTTTTGGCTATAGTACACCGGTTGTGGAGAGTGAGCCAGTTAAGCATTGGCGGACTGATAATATTAACGATTTGAATGTTGATGTGCCCAATGCCGCTAATGTAGTAGGTCCATTTCAGACCAACAGGGTTAGAGTTGACTCTACCATGTCCGGTACTGATCAGGATGAGATGTCTTTTACTTATCTTTTGAGCAAGTACAGCCAGATCTTTTTGGGGAACATTGGTACCACCGATTCTACTGTCACCACTCTTTATGCCTCCAACAATGTGTTGTACAATTACTGGTTTCGCACCACTACATCCAAACCTGGTGGCAATTTGACTCCTCCTACGCGGGCCAGTGCCACAGTCAATGCGCTACAGCCTTCTGCTTTGATGTATTTTGGTTCAGCTTTTAGACAATGGCGTGGCGGCCTTAAATATAGGATTACTTTTGCCAAGACAAAGTTTCATAGTGGTCGTCTGATGCTGTCATTTATTCCCACTCCTAAACCCGGATCCGATGCTCCGCCAATCGTTGATAATACAACTGAGATTCCGGAGTCTTATTCAGTGATTGGTGGGAGCTTGCCACAGCCGTTTGGTTACACAATGGTCATAGATTTGCGTGATAAATCCGAATTTGAATTTGAAGTTCCTTACATTGGTCCCAATTTGTACACTTCATATTTTGGATCCACTGGGTCCTTATCTTTGACGGTTTTGGATCCACTTATTGCCAACGGTGAGGCTGCGACTTCGATTGACTATTTGATTGAGGTTTGTGCTATGCCCGACTTTGAGTTTGCTTGCGTTGCGCCTTCTTTTGCAATACCCGTATCGAACTCTGGTGTCCTTGGATACCCCACAGCTCAGTCTGGTTTGGGTGTAGGAAAGACTCGTGAGGCATGCGAGTATGCCATAGGTGAAAAGGTTACCTCGGCTAAGCAGTTGGCAATGATGCCTTCATATGTAGCTTTTGATGTGGGCGGCGATAATGTCGTTAAGTCATCCATTCCCTTTTGGTGGTATTTACCAGAGTGGGATTAGGCACTGCCGATGCTCTTTCAAGAGAGGTGGATGACCCACAGTTATGGAGGCATGGTTGCCGCCTGTTACGCATTTGTGACTGGCTCAACCGTTGCGCATGTTTATTGCGATCGTAGTGATAGGATTTCAGCCGGTATTATGCAGGATTACTACGATGGGTCTGGGGCTGTTGAGTTCAGCGCGCCCACTTTTTACAATAGGGGTAAGAATAGGTCCACACGAGTTTTGTACCATTCTGTTTCCGGCTTGTTGCATGCTGTTTTGCCTCAGTATATAAAGACTGCAAGATTGTGCTTAGATTACGTATTTGGTAATTCTAATGGCCGGGGGTTCACCCCAGGCCAGAACACTTTGACTTATCTGGGTTTATCAACAGATCCATTTGTCAACGCAATAACTGTTGCTTATAATCTTGTAGTTCGCAACACCAACGCCACTGGGGTTAGGGTAGACCTTGGTGTTGCTGCCGGTGATGACGCCCGTGCTGGATGTTACATAGGGGTACCTCCTTTGTTACTATTCAATCCGTCGCAGTTGAATTCACCAGATACTTATCTACCTTTATAGTCGTTGTTATGATTTAATACCAACAGGGTTCATATTACCCTTTCCACTTACGGAGAAAAGAATTGCTTAGGCTTTAGGTTGGGTGATTGGTGGAGAACCAAGCCACACTAGCTCAACTTAGGGCCTTTACAGAGGATTAAAACTTCATGTGTGATCCTCTGCACACTTTGGAGTTATACCTCTGGAGTTTAGGAAGCAACTGACGGCTGTGTTTACACAGTGAGAG